GTCGGCCGCGACGGGATGCCCTGGAACACGGTGGCCATCACGATGGGCCTCCACATCGGGACCGTGCGGAGTTACGTGCAGCGGATCGTGCGGAAATCGGGTGTCGATCGCGAGCCTAGGCAATTGATGGTGGAGTTGTATCTCCGCGAATTCGAGGACGAGCATCCTTGACAGGTTGTGGGCGAGGAAGAGAACTTTTGACGTGGAACCCTATATCACGGGGATGGAGAAATGAGGCGATCTGAATTTCTTACGATGGTGGTTTGCGGGATTCCGGTACTGGGAATGTTCTCGCACCTACCCATTAGGGTGAGCCAGCCCGTAGAGCAGTCCGGGGTGTGTTTCGGGAGCCCAGAGACGGACCTGCTCATCAAGCCGTCCGATTTGACCGAACTTCGCCGTCAGCTGCAAACGGGCCATGTCCACCATTGGCGCTTTGAGTTCCGCGAGGAGGAGAATCTCTCTTACGTGAGACCTCTTACGGAGATGGAGCGGCGATGAAATTTCTGGAAATCTTGGGGTTTGCGGCTCTTTGTGTACTTCTAGGTTTCATTGGCGGTGCGTTGCACGGTCTCTGGAAGAACCGATCATGAATCGTCGCTCAGTTGTCGCTTCATTGCTGGCGATTGTGTTGGCCCCATTGGGGTTACAGCTTCCCGAACGGCGTTCATTTCCAGTCCGTGGGAAGGTTCGTTTCAATGTCAGGGATTATGGCGCTGTCGGTGATTACGTAACGGACGATACCGCTGCTTTTCGTGCTGCGATTAAGGATGCCCGTGCTGCCAATGATATGGCTTTTGTACCAGCCGGCAAATATCTCATAACTGGTAGCCTGGTATGAGTAAGGGCTCTGGCGATCGCGCCGGCCTCCGTGGTATGGGGTGCCGACGATATAGTTGACAACTAAATAGCCGACTGCCGTGATTGTCGGCAAACTCACACCTTTCTGGTGTGCCAGCACAACAAGACGCCAGACAATCCCTAAGCAAAACCCGGGGCGATCAGTACCCGCCCCCGGGCGATTCACCGACCAAAGTAGTTGACTACGTCGGCCGTCTCCTCAAGGACGGCGACAGCTATGCGTTCGAGCGTTACAAGCGCGCGAGCTACAACCTGCTGTTCGCTGACGGTAGCCAGTGGATCGATTGGAACCTGAAAGACAAGATTTGGCGTGACGCGCCCCAACCCGAGGGTCGCCTCTATGCCAAAAACAATTACATCCTCCCCATCCTGCGGGCGCGTATCCAGCGTCTCATGTCGGCGGAAATGAGCTGGCATGCCACACCGGATTCAAACGCACACGAAGCCCGTGACAAGGCGACGGTAGCCACGAACGTGGTTGATTCTCGCTGGAGCGGTGCGGAGATGGACGGCAAACTCCGATCTGCCCTTTGGCTCTCGTTCAGTTGCGGGGTTGCATATCTGAAGCCGTTCTGGAACCCGGATCTCGGCGGATTGGTCGCTGCGACTGTCATTCTGCCCCATCCGTTCCAGATCGACCCGCAGACAGGCCAAGGCGTAGCGACCGAGTACACCGTCGACTCTGACGGCCAGCCGCTTGTTGACCCTGAGACGGGCGATCCATTGTCTGAGGCCGATACAGCGTTCCGGTACAGGCAAGGTGATGTCGATACCGCGGTGCGCTCGATCTTCAATATCCGGCTCAATCCGGATGCGTTCGGGCTGCTGCCGGCGCAGGGTTTCCGCTGGCTCATCGACTCCGAGGCAGTACCGATCAGCGTCGTCAAGGAGAAGTACGGCGAAGTGGCCAAGGACGTGCAGACGGTCGCGGGGGTCGCTCAATTCAAGCAGTTCGAGCATCTGATCGCGTCGGTCGGCCATCGTCGAAGCCCAAGTCTCACCGGTTTTGGGCATGGAAGTAGCGGCAAGCAGCTACCTGACCGCGACTTGACTTTGCTGTCGGAGTACTGGGAGGGGCCGAGCGATCCATTGTCCGGGGGTAGGCTGGTCGTGGTGGCCGGCAAGGAACTCCTCTACGACGACGTACTCCCTCAAGGGTTTGTGCCGCATGTCGCCATCTACGACGAGACGCGCCCATTCGATGCCTACGGTCGTGCGACGGTAGGGCAGTTGGTATCACCCCAGAAGGTCATCAATATCCAGTGGTCACTGGCGATGGAGGAGCAGGCACTGAACGGTATCGGCCAGTGGGCCATGTTCGACGTACCGGGTCTGTCCGAACAGATCACCAACGTCAGCGCCGCGCACATCAAGATCCCGATGCAATCGGCTCTAGCCAATCGGAGCATCGGTGACATCGTGCAGCGCGTCCCACCGATCAATGTATCTAGTGACCGCTGGCGTCTGATCGCCGAAGCGAAATCCGTGATGTTCGACATCGGCGCGTTCCACGAGATCCAGCGTGGCCAGATACCGCCCGGTCTCGATTCCGGGATTGCCATCCAGCGCCTTCAGGAAGCCGAGGCCGGCCAGCTCGCCGACGCAGTCAAAACGCTCAAATCGTCCTTGCTGAGCTGGGGCAAGCATGTACTCGGCATAGCGCGCTGGGGCTACGGCGAGCATGAGGAACGCTGGATCCCGGTCGAACGTCCTGACCTTGGATTCCTGTTGGAGTCCATCAACGGCACCGACCTCCCCGACCCCGAGACAATCACGCTCGACCTAGAGGGGTTCCGGCCGCAATCGAAGACCGCCTTCAATGCCGAGATCCGCGATGCGATCGATAAGCAGTGGATCGAGCCCCGGGCAGGTCTGCGCATGATGGACCTGGGACGCGGCATCGAAGGCGCATTCGAGAGCGAGAGTCGGCACTACGCACGTGCTCGCCGCGAGAATCTGGCGATTGAAAAGGGCGAACTCGAGATCATCACGGCGCCGGAAGGCACGCCGCTCGCCGGCACCCCCGCCCTACTGCATCCCGAAGACGGCTCGCCGTATCTGCTCCCGATGAACGACGAGCACGAGACGCATATCAGGATCCACGAAGAGATCCTACTGGACGATACGAAGCCGTGGGACGTCAGGCAGGTCGTGGCGCTCCATATCAGCGAACACCAATCGATACTCCAGATCCAAGCCCAGGCTTTGGCTGAGGCGCAAGCCAAAGCCAGCGGGGCAACACAGGCAGCGTAAGGGGAAACGGCAGATGGCAGACAAAGAGACCTGGATCAAAGACGGCACCGAAGAGGCCGAACCCGAGACGACCGAGACGCCGGCAGGCGAAGCCACCGCCGAGGTAGTTGAAGGGGCCGCAGCGGTAGTTGAAGAGGTCACCGCGACCGGTGACGAAGCCACTGGGGCCGTTGAGACGGCCGGTGAGGCTGCCGGGGAGGCGAAGGCCGTCGCAGAGGTCGTTCAGAAATTCATCGAGTGCAAGCTGGGAGACGAAGCGTTCCAGCTACCCGAAGGGGTGCGGATTCCGCTCAAGCGCGGCGACGAGATCGAGTACGTCCCGATCGAAGAAGTGCGTAAGCGCGGGATGCTCGAGCAGGATTACCGCACCAAGACCACAGAACTCAGCAACGAGCGCCGGGCGTTTGAAACGTCGCAGTCCAACGTGGTGGCGGAGCGCGCGAAGCTCGAAGCCAAGGGGAAGTATCTATCCGAGCAGGAAGCGGAAATCAAAGCCGCCCTCAGCGATCCAGAGAGCGCGGCGCAGTACCAGCAGCACCTGGATATGCTGCAAAGCAACCCGATGTACAGGAAAACGTGGGATGACCGCTGGGCCAACCGGGAAATCGTAGCCGAGCGTGATGCCCTCCTGGACGATAAGGATGCGCGTGTAGTACAGGAAGCCTCGACAACCGCCCTCGGGTGGATCAAGGAGCTAGGACCCGAATTCGATGGCGTCGACCCAGGTAGAGTCGCGTCCATCTACGGCCAACGCCTAACCGCAGGACAGGCGAGCCTCGACATCTCCGATGTGCGGAGCATCTACCAAGCGGAAGCAGAGTACCTCTCAGGAGCCTCAAAGCCACTCCGTGACCAACTCGCCACCCTCTCAGCAAAGATCGACACGCTGACGGCCTCACAAACCGCCGAGGAGCAAAACGAGACGACGCGGCACGCGGTAAGGCGGGCGAAAACCGTTCCGGTAGCTACCGGGGCAGGAGCACCCGCCAAAGGTTACGTACCACCCGAAACCTTCGGCCCAAATGAACTGGCCGAGAAGAATTCGGCGTGGTCTAAAGCCGGGTAGCTGCTCTCACTTGGAACAGCAAGGCTCTGAGGTGACCAGAAATGGCTGTAACACCATCGACCCTTAGCGAGCTCACCGATCTCGCTAAGGATTATTTCACGAACGTCTGGGCAAACCAGACCAACCCGGAGACGGCGCTCAAGGCCCAGTTCGCACGGCTGGAGAACGCGAACTTCACAGGCAAGAAGTGGATCTTCGGGATCAAGAGTTTCATCGGTGGCGCTTCGAGTAACGCCGGAGCGAACAAGACACTCCCTCCCGCCGACGAAGGGCAATACGATCAGGGCGAGATGCAAGTCGTGCGTACATACACGCGCATGGCTTTGGATGGCCTGGCGATCGAGGTCACGAAGCGGCAGCAGGGTTCGTACCGGCCGGCATTGGCGGAGACGATGTCAGACAGGCTCCAGGCCCACGACCTGGAAGTCAACCGCCAGATGTTCTGCGCGGCTGATGGCAAGCTGGCCGATGTTCTGACTGACTCGGGCACCACTCAGGTGCTCACGCTCGATTACTCCGTTCCCAACGGAGGCGCGGGTGCTCGGCACTTGTATGCCGGCGACAAGGTTGCGTTCTACGATCCGAGCGGTTCACCGCTTAGGAATCGCAGAACCGTTACCTCCGTGGATTACGGAGCGAACTCGATCCTGGTCGATTCCGATCCGCAAACGACTGCGGGCGACTTCGTTACGCGCTCGACCGACGACGACGACAACAAGACCGCAGGTGAGGCCAACGGCCTGCTCGCGGCTATCGAGGCGTCGAACGTGTTCGAGACCATCCCGATCACTTCCAACTGGAAGGCTGCTGTGTTGGCCAACGGTGGCACGAAAAGGGATGTGAGTGACTCGCTCGTCATGCAGATGATCGAGACGATCCGCGCGCGGTCACGGCAGGTGCCGAACCTAGTAGTCACCACGCCGGGCGTCGTGCTCAAGTACTCCGAACTGTTCCTGCCGCTCCGCCGTCTCGACGGTCAGGACGTGCAGCTCAAGGGCGGGTACAAGCCGATCGCCGCGATAATCCACGCGGGTGGCGCGATCCCGGTTATCGGCGATGTCGATTGCCCGGGTTCCCGCATGTTTTTCCTCAACACGTCGGCGTTCAGGATGGCCGACGTCGTCGGCACCGAGTGGGCCGATATGGACGGAGCAACCTTCGACCGTGTTGTCGATAAGGACGCGATAGAAGGTTACATTCGTAAGTACTGGAATCTTGCCACGATCCAAAGAAATGCCAACGGAGTCATAGAAGATTTGAATGACCTGACTCTGGATCGACACGCGTAAGATGTCTGTCAGTACCGAAACTAAGGCGATGGTGGGGTCAGGTCCCTCTGGCCCTGCCGTTGGCGCCAAGGCGTGCCTGGGGTGTGGAGAGACGAAGTCGTATTCCGCATTTCACCGTCAGCGCAACCACTCAGACGGCTATCGGCCACGGTGTAAGCTGTGTCGGAAAGCGTCGTCTCGTGCGTACTACGAGGACAATTCCGAAGCTATCAAAAATCGGTCTTCTGATTGGCGCATTGCCAATCGAGAGCGATACCTAGGATTGTTAAGAGATTGGCGTGTGCGCAATCGGGTAAAGAAGTGCGAAGACGACAGTCGCTATTACCAACAGCATCGCGACGACATTCTCACCTACAACAAGACCCCCAATCGCCGTGCTGCCCATCGCGCCAACGCGAAAGTGCAGGGCGCGAAGCGGCGTGCGGCGATTGAATCCACCATTGAACCCATAACCGCCGAGCAGTGGGAGGACCTGAAAGCGTCCTACCTCTGGCTCTGCGTCTACTGTCTCGTAAGGTGCGACGACCTGACGATGGATCATGTCGTGGCGCTGAACCGAGGCGGTGATCACGCGGTAGGCAACGTCGTTCCCGCCTGCCGCACATGTAACAGAGAAAAGACCGACAAGTCGATGATCGTTTTCTTGGCTGAACGCCCGATCGCGGCTTGAACCCATAATGGGGCGGGGCTCGGGTCCCGCCCTACGAGGATCAGAACAATGACACTCACAAGCAGGACTTTCGGATGGATGCGTGACGGCATAGGCAATCTGCGCGCAGCCAGAGAAATCGAATCGTTCCTTTCACTCGGCCAGGTAGGTCGTGTGTGGTGGTTCGACCCGATCGACGGTGGCACCAACAACAGCGGTGAACGCGCCGACGACGCGACGGCAACGCTACAGGCTGCTATCGATCTGACGGCGGCCGACCGCGGCGATCTCGTCATACGGATGCGTGGCTACGACGAGCCGACCGCTACCATCAACTTCGACAAACAGGGCATCATGGTCGTCGCCGAGAACTTCGGCATGAGCCTACAGGGTAGCCCTCAGTTCTTCGCCCACAAGAACACCAACACGGATGGCCCGTCAGCCAAGATCACCAAGGGCTGCTACATCTACGGGCTCCAGTTCGTTGGTTCCCAGTCGAGCGGTGACGACTACAACGCCTGCGTCATAATCGATGGTGAAGCTGCCTCAACCGACGGCTACGGTACGTGGCTCGACCGTTGCACGCTCGACAATTACGCTCAGGCCGACGTGAACTACGGGCTCGTCAACCGGGGCGCGGCGTTGGTTCGTGCCTCCGACTGCGATTTCCGTGGCGGTCAGGGGGCGAGCAATCCCATGGACGCTGGGTTCTTGATCGACAACTCCGCAGGAGGCGGTGCTGGACGCCCAGGTTCGGCCCAGATCATCAGGGGTACGTTCGTGGGCTGCACCTACGCGGTAGAGAGCAAGGCTGGCTCGATCGCCAGGGATTACCTGATCCAAGAGAACATCATGGGCTACAATTTCCCGGCCTCGGCTTGGGTGAAATTGTACAAGCAGCCGGGCACGAGCGCGTCGTCGATCGGCGGCAGGATCGTAGGCAACCACCTGGCGACCGGCGTGGGCGCTAGCTCGTTCAGTCACTCGCTCGCGCAGCTTGAAACGTCCGGCTGGAGGCTATCGGGCAATCACTACAAGTCCGATCTGAGCCAGCTGTCGTAATGGCAATAGTCTGTCCCCACCCGACGAACAGGGTTGGGTATCTACACAGCGGAGTCCTGACGGAATTCCGCTTGAATACCGACGATTCGCTTGTCTGGGAGGCTTGCACCTTCTGGCGAACCGAGGTGGACGACGTGGTGCCTCACGCCGTAGGGGATGGTGCGTTGTCAGATTACACGGTGACAGCCGTAGAAGTCCGATACCGTCAGTACGAGGTAGACGATGATCAGGGTGATCCACAGGACGTAGGGGTAGCGCTCTGCTATCCCTACCCTGTGGTAACTGTGAAGGTGGGGCTCTGATGCGTGAGCCTAAACCTTCCTGGGTCCGGGCACTCCGGGCGCTGACCGGATTCGAACAGGACGATATCCGGTACAACGAGACGCTCTCACGTTGGGAGTTCATCCTGACAAGCGCCGACGGAGTGCCCCGCTCTCAGTTTTGGGGCGTCTACAAGAACCCCTTGACGGGCATGCCGGTCAAGCCCGATCCGATGACGGGTCTTCATCCCTTTCGGGAGTTGGACGACGAGACGATGCGGGACGCGCTGAAGAACCTTGAAATGACATTCGTGGCCAACCCCTTCGACGGCGCCGGCTCGACCAAAAAAGAAGTGATGAAACGCATCAAAGGGAACCGCGCCGAAGGCCAAAGGCGCTACAGGCAGGGCGGCGAGGACTTCGCAGATTTGGTCAACGACCGCGCCAAACGCCTGAGGGGCGCAACGAGCGTGGGCGTACTCACAGACATTGGAGGGTAGCGTGCAGCTTCGCGAATGGGATCATGATGCAGGGCCTTCGGGGCAGTATGTCGAGGTCGAGTATCCCGACGACATCATCAAGGGGTTCGTCAATTATTTCCGGGTCACCAAGCAGTGGCGCGAGGACCCAGAGTTGGTCTATGCGCGATGGCTCGTGTTCGAGCGGAAACTGACCGAGGCTCGGAATGAGGCGGCCGCGGAAGCCGTCGATCGCCGATGCACCGCCAAGACGAAGTCGGGAGAACCGTGCCGGATTACGAACAGCGTTGAGGATGGGGTATGCGCCATACACCGCCGGGCGTTGGCGGCATAGGAAGGCAGACGGATGGCCGCGCGCTCCACGATCGTCGCGAGCATCCGGCGCTTCCTCGCTACGCCGGACGATGACCCGGCGTATAGCGACACGATCCTCAACCCGATCGTGCAGGAAGCCGTCGACTCGCTGCTCACGGACATCAACGAGCAGAGCCCAGACTACAACTCGACGACGGTCACGCTTGCGGCCGATTCATCGAGTGGAAGGGTCTACACGTTCGCCTCGCAATCGACGCCGATCACCGATTTTGCACGCTGGCGTGACATACGCTGGACCGACTCGGACGGGCTGCAGTTGATTGAAGTGCGCTACGACGAGCTACGAGCTGCGGGAGCGGATCATTTCATCATCACCGGCATCGACTCCGCCCCGACGCTCGAGACGAGCCCCGACTCGGAAGGGGGTAAGGCAATTTGGCTGCGGTATACCCAATGGTTTGCCGACATGACGGATGACAACGACGTGCCGTCCGGGATCCCGCTCAAGTTCCATGATGTCATTGCACTCGAGGCGCTTTTTGCGTTCGGTCTCGGTGGTGAGCAACGTACGCCTCCCGATCTTCAGAGCCGCTGGTTCGACCGCAGAAACCAGCTCATCCACCACGTCGGGCGCCGGGGCTCTCAGGTCGCGCGCACCCGCCTGTACTCGGATTCGTATTCGTAATGTCCGATAACACAATTTTACCAGGAACTGGAGAACTCTACGCCGCCGAAGATCAAGGTGGCGTCAAATTCCAGAAGGTGCTGATCGGAGCCTCCAATAGCGCTGCGATTGACGCATTCGGTAGATGGCGCACTTCGGAACCGAACACGCTGTTCGACTCCAAGCTGCTGCACGGCGACTCCCAGGATCTTTTCTGGGACGAAGAACTGGAATCGGGCACGATGGCGACCGCAGGGCCGACGGCAGCGAAACCCTTTATCGATTTCACGTCGTCGGACACGACCGCCGGCCAGCGCACCCGACAGACGTTCCAACGCTTCAACTATCAGCCAGGCAAGTCTCAGTTGATCCTCATGACGGGCGTGCTGGAGCTAGCGAGCGGCACCAAGACTGGCTGCGAGCGCCGCATAGGCCCGTTTGACAACGACAACGGGGTCTTCTTCGCGTCGAACGAGGGTGTGATCCAGGTCGTAGTGCGCACGAAGGATACCGGGTCGCCCGTGGACAACGAGATCGACAAGGCGAACTGGAACCTCGACGTGATGGACGGATCCGACAGCACGTCGAATCCTTCCCACCACACCTTGGACGCCACGAAGGCACAAATTTTCGTGTTCGATTTCCAGTGGCTGTCCGCGGGGCGCGTGCGCTTCGGCATCGAGATCGGCGGGCGTATCCACTACGTCCACGAGTTCAATGCCGCCAACATCCTGGCAGTACCGTGGGCCAGCACGCCCAACCTGCCCCTTCGGTATCAGATCATCACGACCACGTCCAGCGGCGTGTGCTCGATGCGTTGCATCTGTGCAGCGGTCATTTCTGAAGGCGGCATCAACGAACGCGGCCCGATCCGTTACAGGTCTACCGCCGGAGCGGTATTGGTCACCGACACGGAAAACGAGCTGTTTTGTCTGATCGCGCTTCGCCTCAAGGCCACGCATCTCGGCGCGCATATTAGGGTCGTTGACGTACAACTCCAAATTCAGACAGCAGGAGAGTCGCTCGAATGGGTGCTCGTGCATGGCACAAAAAACGACGTGATTACAGTCGGTGGCTCGTTGACGTATGCCGACCTGGCGAACAGCGCGCTACAAACTGCGCTCGGCGCGACAGCAAACGATATATCGGGTGGCACTGAGGTCGGCGGCGGTTTCCTGGAGACCGGCAACAACGCCCAAGGCGCCGCATCGGATGGCGGCATAGTCCCGTCGACGCTCACGCTCGGTGCCGCGGTCGACGGGACGCGTAGCGAACTGATGCTCGCCGTGCGCCCGAATGGCGGTGTGTCGGCCATGGAAGTCGAGGGCTCGATCACTTGGCAGGAGATCGACTGATATGCCGATGATCCCGATATATCTCAAGAACGGCGCGAACTCGGGCTCTATTGCACGCATAGGACGCGGGCGTGGCGGTTACCTGCAAGCCATGATACGTGGCTTTCGTTCGATCATTCTCATGTTGTGGGGTGCCTAATGTCAGTTGAGACTGCGGCCCTGCTAAGGGGAACGGCGACACAGTCGAGCGCAACGGATAACGCCACCGCGACGGCCACCGTATCGGCTACCGAAGCGACGGTACACTTGGCGTTCGGTGTTCGTGCGGACTACGACGCCGTGGTCGCAGCGTTCAAGACGATCACGGTCAAGCACGGCTCGACAACGTGGGAAGCCTTCAACTGGGACTTCAACAACGGACCCTTCGCATTCAATTTCCCAGTCGCACTCAAAAGCGATCCAAACGAAGCGGTCAGCGTCGAACTCGAGGCGAGTGGCTCAAGTGGCATCAATGGGCGTGCAACCATTTACACGGCTACCAACTAGGGATTGAACAATGGCTAACGCAAAGATCTCAGCCCTTCCCGCCGTCACGACTCCGGCCTCCACAGACGAGTTCGCGGTGAACCAAGGCGGGACGACGAAGAAGGAGACTCGCGCGCAGATACATACGTTGGAGAGTGGCGAGTTTCTGCAGGGAACTACAGGTGCAGGAGTACTTGACCTTCGCGGTGATTCAGGTGCGTCGACCGGAATGCGGATCAAGGACAATGGTGCTGTTCTCATCGGCGCCACGGTCGCCGCAACGACGAACCCGCAGTTGGATGTGGTGGGATCGACAGCAGCCCTTTGCCTCGCTAATTCTGCGACGGATGCGACAACCAAACTAGGTGAAGTTACGGTGCGCCACCGAACCATTGCAGAAGAAAGCATGCTGCTAGTGATGGGGCAAACGGCAACCTCGTTTAATAAGCTTTTTTTTGGAGGGGGTAGCTCTAGATACAACACCGCCACAGAACACGCATTTTACACTGCTGCCGATACAACCACAACCACCGGCACCGTTGCCGCCGACATCAAAGGCGTCGGAACGGCGAGCATCCTACGCACATATGGGGACATCAGAATTGATAAGGACCTCAACCACGACGGCGACAAGGCGGGCTTTTTCACAACGGCTCCGGTATCTAAGCCAACAGGAGTGGCAATAAGTTCCGGTGGGATTCATGCTGCTCTTGTCACCCTTGGCCTGATCGCAGGACCGTAAAGATGAAGCAGTTAACAGCACAGGAAAAGCGACTCCTAATCGAGACAGTTGAAACCTCAACCTATGCGGGTAGACTCGCGCATCTTGTGGCGGGAATCTTGGATAAGTTGAAGGAAGTTAAGGAGCCGAAGAAGTGAATAGAATCCTTCTTGAAAACGGTGATGCCCTCCTCAAAGAGGATGGAGGCTTCCTTCTGCTCGAGAGCGGCAGCATGGTGCAGGGGATGGGCTATCTCCAATCCGCTGTGCGCGGATTCCGTTCGATCATCTTTCTTCTCATAATGGGAGTCTAAGCGATGTCCGTTTCACTCGCGCCCCTACTCAGGGGATCGGTCACGCAATCGTCCGGTGCGGACAATGCGACCGCCACGGCGACGGTGGCCGCGGTTGACGGCACCCAACACCTGATCTTGGGCATCGAAGCGCACTACGACGCCTCGGTCAGTGCGCGCAAGACGGTCACGGTGAAACACGGATCTACTACGTTCATCACGTTCCGCTGGGACTTCACCAGCAACACGTTCGCGTTCGCGTTCCCGGTGGCGCTCAAGGGCGACAATAACGAAGCCGTGAGCGTCGAGTTGGAAGCGAGCGGCAACGGTGGCGATAGTGGCTATGTGTCGATCTGGGTGGCTGCGAAGTAAGGAATGACCCGTCTCGCTGTTGCTCCGCGTTCCGTCCCCGGGTGGGTACAGGGTTTCGTAGAAGGTGCGGAACCCGGCACTCTGGCGACCGGCACGATCGAGGATGGCGAGAACTTCGTGCCCACTCGAGCCGGACGACAGCGCACGCGCGGCGGGTCACGGATCATGCTGACCCTGAAGGACGACAACGTCTCGCCCGCCGAACTCGCCCATGTGTGTGCGATCGTGCCGTTCACGGCGGTGGGCGGGCTTATCGTCGGCTGGAGTGACACCGAGAACGCGCACTACGCATACCGGGTCACGGCCGATATGGACTACGAACCCAACGAAGCGGGATCGATCAAAAACCTGACCACGGCCCCGTCGACCACCTGGGACAACGCATCGGCACCCGCACGGCCCGTCATGGCCGAGGTATGGGAAAAGATGTTTATCGCCGACGCTACGACGGACATCACCGCGCGCAACGAGATGCTCGGCTTCGACAATGCGGGCACCGTCACCAGTCGTGCATTCCAGTTCGGGGCCGGCGCGGCGGCGGAGATTTACCCGTTCTGTCTCGAGGAATACAACGGCGTCTTGTTTATCGCCGGATACGGGACGGAAGACGCGGGCGACCTCGACCGCCCCGAGTTTCTCAGGCATTCGTTCTTAGGCAAGAGCCCAGACGCAGCGGACGGGTTCCATGCTGATGCGTGGAACCTGATTGGAGCGAAAGGCCAGCGGATCAGCGCGTTGAGAAAAGGCCGCGGCATCCTGCTTGTCGCCAAGGAAAACGAGTTCCACCGTGTGAGCGGGTTTGGTAGGGCGTTTGCCGGCTGGCAATATCAGGTTGAATCTGTCGAGAACACGCAGGGGCTGGGGATCGCCAATCCGAAGGCTCTGGTGTTTGCAGAGGGCTTCTGGTGGGGCATCGGAGCGCAAGGGCCGCTCAGGACCGACGGGTTCACACTCGAATCGCTTGTCGGGCCAAGGCGCCCGTCATGGCGTAGTATCGACAACGTGGCCGACTCGTGGGTTGCGTATCACCCCGAGCGGCGTCTGATGCTGTTTGGGCTGCATCCGACGGAATCGGCGACGGGGCGCTCTGCTACGTATCCTTGGGTCGTATGGGCGTGGGATATCGAGCGGTCGGTGTGGCAGCCGAATCACAAATTCGGGGCTGACCTGTTCCATGCGTCGGCGATCACGACCACGACTGGATCTTCATCAGGGGCGCAAGGGGGTCCCTCGGCTGCGCCTTCCTCCCCATCCACGACCGCCGAAACTACGTCGGGCTATCAAGGCAACTGGACGAATGGTGATGCGACCGCACAGACCGAGTTCTGGGAGAAGGAGGGGAGCGGCGGGACGTGGACGCTCATAGACGTCATAGATGCTGCTACGGCCTTGTTGGCGCGAACAGGGCTCACAAACCACATTGAGCATTTCTGGCGCGTCCGACACCGCAAGAGCGGTATCACCTCGCAGTGGGACGTCGAGGCGGGCACGAGCGCCCAGACGTTGATTGCCGTGCCCGGGTGCTCTGCGGTTCAAGTCGGATCGACGTCCCTCATCGAACTGACCCTCACCCAAAACTCGGATGGCACAGATCTGGTCGTTGAGCGTCAAATTGATGGCGGCGGCTACACCGTGTGGAATACCTATTCGAGCCAGCCGAGCGGCACATTTGTCGTAAACGACACCGGAGTGGAGTGCGGCGAAGTCGCCGACTACAAAGCCCGCTCGAGGGACTCGGGGTGGCCGGCGGATAGTGCGTATTCCACACCATCGCAGGTCGATCTCACCGTTGACTGTAGTGACGAATAGTGTCGATTCCTTTTTATGCCGTTGAGGCGCACAGTGGCCAAGTGCTTACGCTTGATGACGAGGCGGTCGTGAAAGATCAAGCGGCTTTGGCGGGAACGGGTGGTAGCGCCTACGCCCCGTTTGTGTTGTCGACAATTTTCGACGTTGGCAGGGACGGCGGCTATTCGACATTCCGGCGTGCGGTCCAGCATGTGCATGCGGACGGAGCCGTGACGGTCGTGACCACACCCTACCGGGATCAGCAAGAATCCGGCAGCACCGTCTCGAAAACGCTCGCTATCGGCGACAATCCGATCGTCGTCGCTCCCGTGTTCGAGGGGGGCACGAATTTCCAGGTGAAGCACACGCTTTCTTCGTTCGACGCTGCGGCAGAATTGGGGAAAGCCCAGCAGTACGTTGTGCCACGGAGGAGCGTGCGATGAGCAGGAAAGACCCAGTCATCGATTTCGGGCTCCGGCCGGAGCCCGGTCCGCTCAGAAGCGTACTGGATATCCTCCACGCACTGTTCGGTAAGGTCGTAAGCCTCTCGGTGGTCGCCCTCCTGTTGGAGATCGGCGGGCACACGGTGACGAACGCTGCGTCGGGAGCAGGTACGGCACTTACGAAGACGCGCACCATGATTGACTTCCAAGACGCCGGCGTGGACTCGGTAAGGCTCGTGGTGCGAGGCGAGAACAGCGCCAGTGGCTCCGTGATCGTGCAACTCTACAACGTCACGACTTCGGCGGCGATGGCTACCGCGACCCTCACGAACGCAAGTGAGCAGACCGATGAGGGTTCGTGGACCGTGTTCGCTCCGAACGGCGGTGACGAGGAAATTGAAATCCGCGTTGTGGGGGATGGTGCATTTGATCCCATCCTCTACGCTGCCCACCTTCAAATGCGAACCGTACAGGCGAGAGCGTAATGTCCAAGTATCCATCATGGCCGACGTCGAACCAGGGCAACATCGTAGGCACACGACTCGCCAACGAGCTGTACCACCGGTTCACTGGTGGGCTCAACGTCTTGAGCTTAACCGACCAAAGAGACGCGGCCCTTGCGGAATTGCTCGCGACGACTCCCGAGGTGTTCAACGTCAAGTCGTATGGTGCCGTTGGTGATGGGGTTACAGACGATACCGATGCAATCCAGGCTGCTCTTGATGATGCTGCTGTATCTGGTGGGATCGTGATGGTTCCGGCTGGCACCTATGCCATAGGCACGCCTGGCTTGATAGTGGCTGCTTCTGCTCAATTAGTTGTGGCTTTCGGAGCTACACTGGCCCCTTCCGGCGATTGGAATGTAGTCGATCTCAACCGTGGAGGTACTATTGAGTTGAATGGGGATATTGACTTTTCTGCTTTAGCAACATTCACAAAGGCCGGGGTAATCGTTGAGGGTGATAATAATTGGTTCACAAACACGACAACTTCTGACATCATTGCGGGCGGGGGCCGGATTATAGGCAATCGTCAGACCAGTAGTGCCGGTGTCCGGCTTCATGCCGACAATGGAAACTTTATTTCGTTTATTCGCATTCGTGCTAAGATCGAGGCTACGTACTATGGGATTCATTTCAACCCAGAGAACACACTAGGTTCCGGCACGACCTACATCAACGGATGCAACTGTGTGGTCAACATCACAGCGGCGGTGTATGCAATTTATTTAGAGGGACTCGCTTCTGATGAGCAGTGTGATGGGAACCGCTTTGAGGGGCAGGTTCAGACACACGCCGCTACGGAAAGGATCATTTACTGCGAAGGTACTAATAATCTCTTTGAGTTGTTGGTTTGGGATTATCGGGCTGGTACTGCGGCTGGGTTCCCGGTAGCTGTTGAGTTATTCGGCGTGACAAATTGGTTGCGTATCCAAGGTTTGGATGGGACTCATATCCTCGACAAAGGGGATAAGAACCGGATCGATCTGCAGACCGCTACCCCGTTGCCTTTAGCCGTTAACTACTTACTGCCTCCAAACTCCTTCAGCACACGTAACTTCGCTGGAGTGGACGACTTCCTTGTTGCTGCGGATGAGCGTGGGTTTACCATTACCTCTTCGGTTGCCAAGAGTGGCGGAGCGCTGGCAAACATGTTTCATCCCGATCCAACAACGTATGCGGAGTGGAACAATATTGACACTAGTTCTCCTACGATAGTTACGGTAAACACCAACACGACGGTGAATGCCCCTGCGGCAGTAGGGATTCAGTTTCACGGTGCCCGCTATGCCGAGCAGATAACCATTGAGTTTTTTGATTCTGACTCTTCGTCTTGGAAGACTCTTTTCGCAACTACCGTCAATGTTGCTACCCAGGTTGTCACTGCAATCCCGGCGGATCTGACTATCAATAACATCTCTCAGTTGAGGATCACGCTAGAGGGTATGGCTGCTGCAACTGTCCGGCTGGCCCGGATCTTCCTTTTTGCGGCTTCGCAAGCCCAAACGGGAATACTTAGTATTCTTGGAGGGACGATCTATGGTCCGTTTACCATCACCGGAGCGTTCGTGCCAACGACGGTAACCACGTTGGCCGACGATGCAACTCCATCCGTCTCGGCTGGCAACCGTTTCAAAACAGGCGGGACCACGACAATTACAGATTTCGATGACGGTGTCGTGGGGCAAACGATTACGATCCTTGCTGCTCACAGCGTAAAGATCACTGACGGCACACCTATCATCCTTGCCGGCGGTGCTGACTACGACATGACGGACAGCGACACCCTGACCCTTACGATGTATAACGATCAAGTATGGAATGAAGACTCTCGGAGCGTGAACTAATGCGAACCGTACAGGCGAGAGCATGACTTTTTTCTCTTCGTGGCCTACAAGCAACCAGGGCAATATCGTCGGTAGTAGGCTCTCCACCGCAATCTCGCAATACTTCAGGGGTCTGATGTCGGGGTTGAGTTTTGCCGATCAGCGTGACGCAGCGTTAACAGAGCTTATAAACAATCCCGGCGTGTTTAATGTTCTTGCGTTCGGTGCGAAGGGTGATGGGGTGACAGACGATACAGTAGCGGTTCAGGCAGCGCTAGATCAAGCAAACTCGGATGGTGGGGGAGTTGTTTACCTCCCAGAAGGAACTTATCGTATCACTGCCTCGTTGGTGGCGAAGTCCAACGTGACTCTACAGGGTCCTGGAGGTCGTGCTGCCACCATTAAGCAAGACAACAACGTCAACCTAAGCATGCTCATCAATGATACGGCGGCGGACCTGGAGAACTTCACGGTATATCGTTTGGCTTGGGATGGTAATGAGTCGAACAACACGACCGACGATAGGCATGGTATCCGGTTCATTAACACTACGAGGGCAACCGATAGGGTTTCAATCATTGAGTGTCATTTCTTCGACATGATCAACGGTGCAATTCGCATTGGGTCTAACAATGCAGCTAAGATCAACACAGGGCTTTTAATCAAAGACAATTGGGTCGTCAATGTCGGGACGAAGGGCAGTGGTGGATCGTCAAACCACGCAATCGCTTGTAACTGGCGCTGTCCCGGCGTTCGGGTTAAGGGAAATCACATCGACACAACGGGCGTTGATGGGAATGGTATCTGGGTGGGGAACGACAGTCACAGGGCTAACATCTCTGGGAACTATATCGCGTCCGCAGGTGATATGGGGATTGAGTATTGGCAGAACTCGGAGGGTGGGGGTGTAGTTTCAGGTAATACGATAGAAGCCGCTGGAACATTTGGCATTAGTAATGACGGCTCTCCCTACACTAGTATCGGCGACAACCACGTTGATGCCGGTGGACTCGGCATTGAAATTGTCACGTCTAGTTATTGTACAGCTTCGGGGAATACCATTGAGCGGGCTGCCACCGGCAATGGCTTTTCTGTAAACAAGTCGTCTTATTGCGCCATAAGTGGCAACACGATCCGAAACGCCGGAAATGCAGCCGAGGATGCGGGAATACGGATATACGCAGATGGCACAACAAACTCGAACTACAATTCGGTAACCGGGAATGTCATACACGCACCAGCCTCCGGTGACGTTCGGGGTATTGCCATCTTCAACAACGCTGCGGGGTCTACGTGCAGTTTCAATGTCGTTTCTTCTAACACCCTACATGGAAACAACGTAGCGGGCAGCATCGGGCTTTACGTGACGGAGCCGAGTGGTACGTCTGAAAAGAACGTCCTCACGAATAACACAGTATTAAATTGGGCAACAGCAATCACCGATTCAGGGACAAGTACAACAGATCATCAAAATTTAGTGGCTTAAAGGAGACAAAATAGATGGCATACGCAATAGCATGGAACCAAGTAGTTCCGGTAGGAGGCGGTTAATAATATGCCAGGCGCTTTCGGATTTACACGACCCGGCCAACAGCCTACGCCCGATCCCCGGGCTGTAGGCCAGCAACTCATGCAGCCTCAACCACCGCAACAGCCTCAGCCGTTCGACGTGGACCCGGTTGACGCCGAGTTCCCCGCGCACTCGATGGGCGCGGCGCTCAGGCGTGAGGGTGGTAAGCTCATGGGTGGCGGTGGTGACGACAACGACGCCGCTCTCAGTCAGGCGGTAGGTGAAGCGCTCACCCGGGCCGGTGGTGGGCACCGCGGCAACCCGAACCCCCACAAGAACCGCGATGCGCATGTCCGGCGGTTGCAACAGCTTGGTATCAGCCAACTCGAAGCCGAGTTGTTGAGGGAGACGCTCTAATGCCTACACCTAAAAGGACTTTCGACCCGTTCCGTGACGTCCCGCGAGCCCAGGACTTCACCCGTGAAGGTGTGATAGCCAGCGGTGAGCTGCTCCGGCCTGAACTGCTGGAGCGGATCGGTGACACATTGGGTGGACTCAACGAGATCGGTGCTTTACGGAGTGGCGGTACGAAGGTCGCGCTCGAAGGCGTCAATAGGGAATTCACCGATCGGTTCGGCCAAATTGCCAGCAGGGCCACGCTAGGCGCCCTCAACACAGGTGTCGGTGCCAGTGGTCTCAGGCTCCAAAGCCGGGGACTCGATTTCCAGGAAGAAGAGGCGAAACGTAAGCGGAAGTCTGCGCTGCTGGGAGCGATCGGATCGGTCGTCGGCGCGGGTATTGGTTTCGCAGTGGGCGGACCCCCCGGCGCCGCTGTAGGCTCACAGGTGATCTGAGATGACAGGACCAGCCGTACAAGCCGGTAGCCCGATCGGTGGGTTCATCGAAGGCGTCTCTGGCGGCTTCAGCACGATTACTGACTTCAAGCGCCGGCGCAGGCTTGAGCAACAGGTCGCCGAACAGCTCCGCGTGCAAGGCGCCCGACAGGGTCGGGAGGATACGCTGGCGGCCGAGGACAGGGAGCGCGCAGCCGAGGATAGACTGAGGGCCCAGCAGCTCGAAGATCTCGAGCTGTTCCAAGAAACAGGCATCGTGCGCACGCCCCGCGGTGCACCGGCGGGCGCCGTTCAGGAAGTTCCCGAGTCGGTTTCCAATCTTCGCGGAGCTACCGGTGCGAGAATACTAGAGGGCGTCGGAGCCCAAGGACTGCCTGCCCAGGTGGTGTCTCCAACGGCTACCCGGCAACCCGGTGCCGATCCGCGGGCAGTCGGGGCGGGATCGCTACCACCGGGCTTCATTAAGATCGGACCATCTGCGGACGAGCGAGAGGCAGAGGAACGAAGTGGCTTCTTGGGCAAGGTCGCCGAATTCATGGCCCTGTCGCCAGAGGAACGTGAAGCGGCTATGCAAGATCCCGCCATGCGGCAAGCCCTCGACGAGCTAGGGACGTTCGACGACGTGTTTGATGTTGCCACCGCCCCACCCGCAGCATCCTCCCTACGGTTCGGGGTCACCGGGACGGGTGGTCGCACGCTTACCGGGGGAACGAGGCAACAGGCCGATGAGTTTGCGGCGGAGTTCCCCCATACCCCCAGCCCCCGTACCCCCGGCGACCTATCCGTGCAACAGGCCTACGAGATATTAAAGGACAGCTATGCGAAGTTCGAGGATGATGGGACCGGAAAGCTCGTTTTCAGTGGCTACGAAAAACCCCTCGACGTGATACTCACCGAGGCACGACAGATAGCCCGTGGCGGTCCAATGACACCCCGAGCGCCAGAGCCGGAGGTGGTAGAGGGAGAGGAGGGTCCAGGCTTTTTTGAAAAGGCAGAACAAGCCATACGGAGATTCCAGAGGCCGGAAGTATCATCGGGAGAGTCACCATCGGACAGATTTCTTCAGGTGCCAGGGGCAGAAGAAGAACGGGGTCCGAGGTTCATGGAAGCCCAAATGCGTGCCCTAGAGCTAGAGGAAGAGGGCAAAACCCGTGAGGACATCCGCCGGATCATGCTGTCAGAGGGGTACAAAGTAAGGTAGGATGGGCGGCGTCTTTCGACTTGACCAACTCCTCGGCCCGGAGAAGGAACAGCCAATCTTCCGGCTCGATGACTTACTAGGGAAACCCCCATCAATACTAGGGGAACAGCCCCCAACACTAGGGGAAATCGCTGCGCCTTTGACACGCCCGATGGCGCGGGATGTTACTACCGTCCAACTACGTGAGAAGCCCCACCCGGAAATCTTCGGAGTCCCCGAAGCTGGCGGGCTGAAGAGGTTCCTTACAGCAGCGGGTACTACAGCGCGTGAGCGTGGCCTCATGGATCAACGGCCAATTCAAACCCCGCGTCGGAAACGGGAGTTGATGGCCGAGCGGGTTGAAGAAGGCAGCCTGGTCGTAGAGGAAGGGGACCTTGAGGGCGACACGGCCACAGAACTCGGGGAGATGCTCGGCTCCCTCGTCGATCCCATGATTCTACTCCCGTTTATCGCTGGCGAGAAACTGGCCTTCAGGGGCATCGAGCTACTAGCGAAAAAGGGTGTGAAGGTAGCCGACAAGTTCGTTCGATTGGCCACGGCGGGAAAGACTGCCACCCCGGTCATCGACCGGGCCATTGCAAATGCCGTCCGCGCTACCGGAACAGCGGGAACGGGGGCCGTAGCCGCAGAAGCCGTCTCGAAGGGTGCCCGCGAGGGTGAACTACCGACGCCAGGCGAGGCCGCTACGGCCTTTGCGGTTGGTACGATTGCCATTCCCCCAATAGCCGCTGGTATAGGTGCCTTCGGGGGACTGCTTGCAAGGCTCCGTTTCTCAAAGTCCACGGCACTCATAGCACCACGGGAGATCATAGAGGCAGCCGAGACAGCTAGGGGTTCGGGAGGTCTTCCACCGGAGGCGGAAATTGGCCATGCCCGCCGTATCCTTGGGCTTGGTGAGAACCCTACTGACACTGAAATCGGCGTGGCCTTCCGCCGGCGTGCTGCACAATTTCACGAAGCGGGTCCGACACCCGATGAGGAATTATTCAAGGTCGTGAGTGAGGCAGCGGCCATACTCCGTCGCGAAGCCAAGACTCCACGTCCGGAACCAAGAGGGTTGCCCGCTGCACCAGAAGTTGAACCGTTCCGCCTGGAAGAACTACTGGAGCGCAAACCGTCAGAAAAACCTCCAGTGGTTTCTGACAGACCGGCTCCACGCACTATGCAAGAGTTTGAGGAGGAGTTAGCACGGGACTTACGTGAACTGGACAAACCTCGTCGCCCCGTTAGGCGTCATCCCGAGGTTTCGGCAGCAGACCGGGAGAGACTCAACCTACCGGAAGCCACCGTTTCTGGTGGGTTAGACGACGTTACGGCGCGGCGCTTGGGGTTCTCCGCAGAGCAGCAATCATCTCTCAACCAAATCGTCGATGATGCCAACCTCGTCGCTGAAGAACGGCGGTGGACGCAAGCAGTTACAACTCCTGGATCACAGGTCACACACGATCGACTTGGTTTCACTGGTCGAGTTATAGAGGGTGCCGAAAAACCGCTCGGGAGCGGCCGCACCAGTATGGTTCTGGTAGAGCACGAAATGGAAGGTAGAACGGTTCAACGGTTCTATGATGCAATCAAACTCAGCCCTAGTGACGCTTCAACAGCACCAACCGTAGAAAGGGTCGTGCCAGAGGAACCCACACCGACCCCTGAGATAGCTTCGCTCAACAAGGCTGAAGGGGCCGCAATCCGGGAACGGCTGGGGTTGGAAGAATTACAACCAGCGGTAAGGCAAAGTTTCCAGGCGGCGTGGGATGAAGCGAAAGGTCGCAATCTGGCCGAGCAGGCCACTGATGTTGCCCAAGAGGCTGCCGCCTCGAAGCGTCCCCTGACACCGACTGAACACGCTGGAGCGGTCCAGAGGTATCTAGAGCTAGAACGGGACCTGACCGAAGTGCGTTCCACTCTAGCCGATGCTATACGTGACGGCAACGATCAGGTTACGCAACAACTGTCAATTCGCAGTGATCGTATCCTAGATGAGATAGACGCGCTGACTGAGGCCACAGATCGTACTGGCTCGGAGGCCGGGCGTGCCCTGTCGATCCGACGCCTTCGTGCGAACGTGGAGACATTTACGCTTGCTAGCGGGCTTCAAATGGCGCGGAGTCGTAAAGGGGGCTCCCTGGCACCGCAAGAGGTCAACAAGATTGAGGAGCTTACGGGGCGGGTCTCTTCACTGGAAGAACAGAACACCAAACTCCGCACCGAGAATGACGAGTTGGAGCAAAAACGCCTGAAGGCCATTGCGGAACAGGTGGTACGGGTTGAAGTAAAACGGAAACCCAGAGGAGGTGTAGTTGCCCGACTCCAAGAACGTCAAGTCATACTCAAGCAACTCGGAGACCTTGGCTTACGCCTGAATGACATCAGTGGCGTATCGGCAGAGGGGTTGTTTCTGATTGGCAAATTGGCGGTCAATACCATCCGAGAAACCGTGGCAAGAACAGGTGAAAAGGTTGAACTTAATCGCATCGTTGACGAGGTACTTGCCGAGCTAAACAACCCCGAGATCCGGCCCCGCGACATCCACGAAGCATTGAACGCCCGGGACCCGAAGCGGAAACAGCAACAAGCGAGTGATGCGGCACAACAGGTACGTCGCCTGAAGACCCATGCGCGGTTGATAACCCAGGTCGAAGATGCAGAAGTGGGGCTGTTCGCTCCCAGTAGGAAGCGACCGATTGCTCCAGCCGAGATTCGCCAGCTCCAGAAACGATTGACAGACCTACGGAACAGCGCCTATCGCGCTGGGCTACGCCCCGAAAGACTAGAACGCGCTATAGCTACGCTTAACGAACTTCAAGACCAACTGACAAACCACTTCCGCAACATTAAACGTGGTCAGCCCGTTGAGGTCACCCCCGAACTAGAGGCGATACAGGCAAAGATTCGCGGGCTCCGTCAAGAGATGCGCGTGGAGGATTTGCTAGCTGACCTCAACGAACAGTTACGCACGGGCGATTTCAAAACCCCAAAGCGGCGCGTGGCCCCTCACATATCTCCACAGTTGGAGCGGAACCAAATCGCCTTAAAACGTGCCCAAAGAAAATGGCGTGACGCCATCGAACGCATGGCCCCTCTCACCCTCCACCGTGCCATAGGGGAAACAACAGGGTTTCTCCGCACGATGAAGGCGACTGCGGACATGTCGGCTACTATGCGCCAGGCATTTTGGCTTTCTGCTCGGCGGCCTATTAAGGCGACACAAGTATTCGGGAGGTCCGTAATAGCATTTTTCAGGGAATTTACCGCTGATCAGATTGACAACGCCATTCGCCAGCACCCGAATCAGCTTCTTCGAGACAGGGCCAAGTTGATCCTAACTGAACGCGGGGGCAAGCTCTCCGACCGAGAGGAGATGTTTACATCAAATCTGGCAGAACAACTTCCCGTATTCGGTGCGGTGGTGCGGGCATCTAACCAGTCAATGACCACAACGCTCAACCTTATGCGTGTTGCTGCCTTTGACCAATTCCTTGAATTATATCCCAATGCGACTACTGACGAATTGCGGGCCTGGGCAAATTGGGTCAACGTTGCCTCGGGCCGAGGTGACTTGGGCCGCTTGGCGGTCGTGGCAAACGAGATGGCCATCGTCTTCTTCGCACCCCGCTTCGCCGTAAGCCGCATACAAACGCCGTTCATGATATTCAAGTTCTGGCGGCTACCCCGCGTCCGTAAGGAAATTGCCAAGGATTACGCAGCCGTTGTAGCGTTGGGTCTGACCGCGCTTGGGCTGGCTGCGGCAGCCGGGCTTCGAGTTGGGCTAGATCCGCGTGATTCGGACTTCGGCAAGATACGAATTGGGAACACGAGAATTGATATTTGGGGAGGCGTACAGCAACCAGTGCGAGTCTTGGTGCGTATCTTTCTCGGCCTGACGGATCGCTTTGGTCTCACCGGCAAGGAGCTAACGGAATCCGAGAAAGAGGTGAATCCACTTGAATTGCTCGGTCGGTTCACGGCGTTCAAGATCGCACCATCAGTCAGCATCCCCTTAGAACTCTATCGGGGCAAAACAGCCGTAGGCGAAGAAACCACACCCAGCGAAACAGCGGTTCGCGCTATGCTGCCGATAATCTTTGAGGATGTACATGAGGCCTTCCGTGACGCTGGTCTGTCGAGAGCCGCCCTCGCTGGTGGGAGTGCCTTTCTCGGTATAGGAGTATCTACTTTTGGGGATCGTGCAAGGAGTATAGGGGGTCCTCGTGCCCCGAGACGACCGCAACCACCCAGACTACCAATTCGGAGATAACCCATGCCCCCACCGACTAACGGTTTCTACCGGATCGCCACCTACGTGATGGCGGGTATTGTAGTCACGGGGATCACGGCCTGGCTCACCTTCGGGCAGGACAAGGTTACACGAAATGAACTAACGCAAGCCCGGGGCGAGGACCGGCAATACGTTCAAGAGGTGAGGAGGACGGTCGAGACTCTCGACGTCACGGTGCGTAAGCTCGGCGAGGCTGTGGTCCGGCTCAATACGATACTGGAGGAACGCGATGAAACACGTTGAAGCGCAGACGAAGAAGATCAACGCCATCCCAGCCGCCAAGCAATCGAAGAAGGCATGGCAAACCTTGACCGGGGCGCTTGTCGTAATCGCTGGGTTCGCACTCCCGAAGATCGTGCCGGAGTTCCCGCTCTGGTTCGCAATGGGGGTCGTGGGATTTGGCTTCTTCATCGCGAGCAAGGAGTACGTGACGAACTACCTGGGTTTCATCCCGGCTGCAATCCGTGACGTGCTCGAGGCGATCAAGGGGAACGGCAAGAAGTGAAGAACCTCCGCTCGATCGCGCTCCACCTCTGGGAGAAGGAACTCGGGAAACCGTACCGCTGGGGCGGAGATGATCCGATTGGGGGTTTCGACTGCTCAGGGTTGGTGATCGAGCACCTCAAGTCGGTCGGGATTCTGCCGGCCCAAGGGGACTGGACGGCCGCTGGGCTAGCCAAGCGCTTCGAGGGTCGTGAGGTGACCAAGCTGCGGCCGGGCTGCCTACTCTTTTGGTTTCGTGGGCAGAAGATCGGACACGTCGAGATCGTGTGGCACGTCGTCGGTGAGCGCATTCTGACGATTGGTGCCGCCGGTGGAGGGTCGCGCACCCAGACGGAAGCCGACGCCGAGCGGCAGAACGCCTACATCAAGGTCCGCCCGGCACGCCCTGAGTGGGTCAAGGCGGTTGATCCGTTCGTCTCCACTTGATCCGTCCGTCCAGAGTTGGTGCCCGACGAGACCCCCCTGCGCCGGATTTCCGGTGCGGTTCCTTGGACGGGGTAGTTACCACCCCGCGACTCCAACCGCCAATAATATTGACACCTCCAACTGTGTAGATTCGTGACACTTCCGACTGTCTAGATTCTGCGTATTGACGGACCGCGTGCGATCCCCCATAATAAGCGTCCCACGCATTATACGCACGCCAGGGGGACTTATGACAGGTAGGGAGATAGGAACCAAGGTCAAGCAATGCCCTCAGTGTGAGGGCCGATTTGAGCAGCGTCGGCGGGATCAAGTCTTTTGTTCTACGACGTGCCGGTTGGCCTTTCATGTTGCCCGCCGCGACCGACTGATGAAGCTCGGCCTTGAAGTCGAAGCGAAGGCGGAATCGGAGTGACCCCGAACGATCTCACGCTCTCCTGGATGCTCTGGCTATGCGTCGGATTCCTCATCGGCTACCGCTACCATGTGTTGAAGGTGCGGGAGATTCAGGCACGTCGCATCAGGCGGATGATCCAGGACTGCGCACTCGATCGAGTGATGGCCGACGTGGCGGTCCGGTGTATCGAACACCCCACAAATGCGAGGGTGAACTGATGGCTGACCGCGTGCTGACTGAGCAGGAGATAGACGGCTATGCAGAATCGTGGAAGGACAACGAACCAGTCATGAGGCTCATTACGTCCCACCGCACACTCCACCTGCGTCACCGCCAACTCCTGCGGCGGGTGAGGGAACTGGAATTGCAGACAGGAGTCGCTTCGTGACTGATTCCACTGGCCAAAGCCCGGCCGACCATGAGGGCGTTCCACCGAAGCCGCCGCTCACGATCACAGAGGATCAACTCAGCCTCTTCATTGCCAACACGGCACACCTCGTGCTCTACAAGCTCCGCAAGGAGATGCACGCCGAGATTGATAAGGCGGTCGCACGGCTCCGGATCGATCACGAGAAGCGATGGGAAGGGATGCTCGAGCAAGTTGCGGAGTTGGCGCGGGTGGAGACGGTTCTATAGAGAAAGGTAGCACTAAATGACCACATCACAAAAGCCCGAAGTAGGCGAACGTTTGACCGCTGCGGAAGCGCAAGCGGCCTTCCTTGTGCCGATCGGCATGGCATGGGATGAGGAGACACAGGAGCCGATCCCCCGCGGCCAGGCCGTAGAGCTAGCGAAGCTCGAGAAGCCGTTGGACCTGGAGCAGAACCTCCAGCGGTACGGCGCGATGCGCAAAGCCGTGTTGAAGTTCATCGCGGAGCAGCTCGTAGAGGCGGAATACAACAAGAAAGGCTACCCGGTTCCCGGAAAACTCGGCGACTACTACCGGCTTCCCAATTACGATAAGCACCAACTGACCAAGGTGGGTGGGGGAAAGATCAGCAGCTTCTTCCGGTTCTTTGCCGGCCCGATCGAGCTGCTCAACCAGACCAAAGAGAAAGACTACTGTGACGCGACGGTCTCCATGGTGTTGCTGGATCATCTCGGGCGAACCGTGGGTAGCGCCATGTCCTCATGCAGCACAGCCGAGAGTGGATTCCAATCCATAGGGGTAAAACGGAAGTACGGGGGTCACTACGAAAACACCCGAGACGGAGGGACGAACGAGAAACGAGCGCCCGACTTCCGCGCAGCCCTCAACGACGTGACCGCCCGAGCGCGGAAGCGTGCGCTCGTCCAAGCTGTCATCGTCGCGACGTGCACCGATGAAATATTCGAGGCCGCAAAGGAGGATGAGCCTGAGCGGAAAGACCCATCGGGTGATCTCCCCATCAAGATGACGATCGGGAAATTCACGGGGACGAAGCTCAAAGAGATCGACACCGACACGTTGATGAAGTGCGCCAAGTGGTGCCGTGAGCACAACAAGCATGAGAAGCTCGCCGAAGCGTGCGAACTCCAGGCCGATCAGCGGCGGCAAGACTTGGAAAATGGTAGCGAGCCCTACTGAGTCCTGCACGCGCTGCGGGCGCCCGATCACGAAAGATCAGACGTGCTTTTTCAAAGGCGCCCGGTGGCCGTGTATTCCACCGAGCGACAACACGGTGATTCAGGTGGACGGATTGCTGATTAAGACCGGCGATAATTATGGAAAACCAGTGCCGATCTTGGATGATCCGTATGCCAACTAATACATAGGAGTGTCGCACCGACACCAGCGAACGAATGACCTGGTGTGTTCCAACGGGCTCGGATTGGCCGGTGTCGCATACGACCAACTCGAAGGTGCGGCGCTCCCAATGAAGATGCTGCACGGTAGGCCGGCAACAGCCCGGTGGCGGAGTAGCCGACCGTCTCCGAAAGCAACCACAGTGGCACTGTGGGAGTCTCGTAAGTGACTGGGGAAAGTCCGCGTTTCCAGTCTGCCAAGTCCGCCAGTTTAAGGATGCGGAGGGGATGACGGTGGCCTATCGTGCAGCAGCATACGAAGAGAGGACGGGGTGCGGCATACCAACCGTGCCTACTTGTAGGCGAAGAACACAGTTCATGCGGCACCTGTCGTGCCCCGTCCTTGTAACAGCAAACCAGGAGTGAGAGATGAACAGACCGAAGCTGAACGACAAGGACTACAAGGCGATCCTTCGTGACATAAAGAAACTGGAAATCCGCTTTGGTGTCGCTCAAAGCCGCGGTGCAATGCGGCGGCATCTCAACCACACCAAGGAGTTGGGAAAACGTCAGCGGGCTATTACCCAACTACGCAGCGAGCTTGCTGAATTGGAATCAAAAGCCGGGTGACACCAGCCCGGTGACGGGCCGGTAGCGGATCAGGGCGAGGGAACGTCCTCCCGCTCGCAGGGGAAGTGATGCCGCCGGCCCGTCGCCTTCTACGGAGAGAGACATGAAGTGTTCAATCTGTGGTTACAACGTGCGTGGCCCGAACCACGACAAGGGCACGCACCACCTTCTCCATAAGGATGCTCCGGGGAAGTACCTGCCCGGAACGCAGACCCCGGTGAAGATCGCGTGAAGCGCACGCCTATCCGCCCTTCCCGCTCTCGACTCAAGCGGACACCGATCGCTCGGCACACGCGGCTCCGCAACCGCGGCGGGACGATGTTCAAGCTCACGGCCGACGACAAGGCACAGTGGAAGTGGATGAAGCCGATGACGGAGGAGTGCGGCCCGTGTGATTGCGAATGTGGACGGTGGGGCTATCGCCACCGTGCGCACCTGATCCCACGTAGCCGAACCGGCATGGTGCTCTACAACATCGCCCTGCTGCTTCCTGCATGCCATGACGAGCAAGAGAAACACACCGGACAATTTTGCATCCATCACAACGTGGATCTCTACAAGAAAGCCGCAGCGCACACCGCTCAGTGGCGGAAGGAGACAGGCCGTGGGTGAGGGATGGACGCATTCATATGGCTACGTCTTGGTGAGGGCGGCTGGCCACCCTAATGCGCATACCAACGGTGCTATCTACGAGCATCGTCTCGTCGCCAGCCGAACGTTAGGGCGCCCGCTCCGGAGGAACGAAGTTGTTCATCATATCAACGGCGATCCTGCGGACAACCGGCCCAAGAATCTTGAAGTTCACGAATCAAACGGCGCGCATCATCGGTTATGTCACGCCAATCACGTTTGGACCGCACCCCAAAGCGCGGATCTTGTGAAGCGTTGGCGTGCAAAAGAAACCGCACCGTCGATCGCGCGGGCCACTGGTCGTACAATCGATGCCGTGAGAAATCGCATAAGGTTCCTTCGGCGTCGCGGTTTTGATCTAGCGCTGGGCATCACGGGCGGTCGGTTTAGAACAACGTGCAAGTACGGCCACGGATGTAGCTATTCGCCAACGGGTCTGAAATACTGCCTCACTTGCAACAAAGAGAGACTGAGGCTTAAACGCAGGCGCCAAGGTTTGAAGATACGTCGGCTTGTGGATCGGTACGAGGAAGAGGTCGAGCATGGCACGGTCTAACAAAACTAGGTTCCCAGGTCTACTAAAGCGGGTGATGCGGAAGTCCGGAAGTCCAAGAAAAGCCACGGCTCTCTCTGAGAAATTTCGTCGTGTTAGAATGCCGAGCGGTACGATCTACGAGTGCCGGCCGGATGGATGGAGATGGGTTGGGTTCAAGGTATGACTGAGCGCGTCCGTCCCTTTGCGAAAGGCGCTGACTTCCTCTGCTGGAGGCGGCGCAACTGCGATCGCTGCACTCTCAGATGGCAAGCGGGACAGGGATATCAATGCGACCTCGAGGCGGCGCTCGACTACGCATACATGGACAAAAAGGGAGTGACGGTGGTGATCGGGGAGTGTCTCAAGTTCGACGGCGAGCGCGTGGCGGAAGATTGCCCGGATCGTGTGTTGGTGGAGGTGAATGTTGACACCACTGAGTGAGCGCCAAGAGGTGGCCCTGCGTTTCATTATCGCGTATGACAGGCGTGAGTCGAGGGCACCTACCTTGTGGGAGATTTCACAGGCGACTGGGGCACCGGCCTACTACTCGGTCGAGGCGCTGGAACGCAAAGGCTACATCCTCAGACACCACAAGCAACCACGAGGGATAATTGTGCTCCACGATCCGGATCGTCCAACCGTATGCCCAGCCTGTGAACGACCGTTTACTGAGAGCAGCACATGACCACAGAGTTTGATCTCAACGGGAAGGTGGAGGGTGCCTAGTGTCTCGACCGCCTCGTTTGCCATGATGGTCGGTTCATGTCGTGAAAGCGTCCCGGTCCCTATTGACTTCCTGGCGACAAAGGTCTACCGTAGGCGTTAGGCGGGTCTACCGTAGCCGGGGATAGTGAATGACATCTGACCATTTCGCGAAGTTGTATGCGACCATCCTCGATAGCTCTATCTGGGCAGAAGATCACCCTACCGTGCGACTCTGGATCACCATGCTCCTAATGGCCGACTCAACCGGATACATCGAGGCCGCGGTCCCGGGGCTGGCCGGTCGTGCCCGGATCACCCTCGAGGAGTGTGAGACCGCGCTTGATAAGTTCCAGAAACCCGACCCGTACAGCAAAAACCAAGAGCAAGAAGGCCGGCGGATCGAGAGGGTCGATCGTGGGTGGCAGCTCATCAACTACCAGGCCTATCGTGACATGCGGACAGAGTCTCAGGTCAAAAGAGCTGAACGACAGCAGCGGTGGAGAGATGGAGTAAGGGAGAAGAAACGGCTACTTGTAGACGGTGTAGACGCCCCCGTAGTCGGTGTAGGCGTGCAGAAGGGAGAAGGGAGAAGGGAGAAGGGAGAGTCTACCCCTACAACCACCGCGCGCGCGGAGTTTCGCAACCAACTCACCCTAGAGGGCCACGAAGCACTCGACGGGCTAGTCAGGGCCAGTCAACAGCCAGAGGCCCTGATCGGCGAATGTGTGATGATCCTCGCTGGCGAGCGCCAGATCAAGCCCAGGCCGACCCCGGAGGGTCTGAGTCTCGCGCTCTGCGATCTTGTGACCAACGGCCAACGTCCAACCGCTAGATCCCTCCGGACCTACACCGCGGACGCCATGCGCCACATCACCGAAGGCGTGGACACAACCAGGTCAACCGGCCACGATAGCGCGTGGGACAAGGCCGAGGCTACAGCCCTAAAGAGAGACAAAGATGCTGGCAGAAAGTGACGTATCGGCCGGACTCCGCGAGTTGGCGGTGGTCTTCAGGCCCCCGAGTGGGAGGGAAGACCTCGACCGGATGGCGCGAGTCTACAGGAAGGCCCTGGAGGACGCGGAACCCTTCGAGTTCCGAAACGCAGTTGAGGACTACCTCGCCACGGGACAGCGATACTGGCCGACGCCGGCGAAACTCCGGGCCATCATCGATGAGGAGAGGCGTAGGAATCCCAGGTCCACCCGGGCCCTGCCGCTGAATGTGCAATACGCACGCTGGCAGACGAGCGGTGACATCGCAACCGAGCCGTGCCCAGTATGTGGTGCGGTCCTCCAGACAGACAGCGCCAACGAGACACGCCGACCGCAGGTCTACCATGACCATCAAATTCACTATGAGGCTGGTGTGGGTTACGCAGGACCGCGGACGGGACCGGTGGATGCTCGGAAGTATCTTCTTCCTGTGGGGTCGGTCTCTGTCACAAAACCCTTGCCGGCTGGGGATACTCAATGACCCGGCTCCCGGAATACCTCACGCTCGAGGAAGCCTTGCGGATCGTGGGGGCGGCGTGAAAAGGAGACAGAAATGAGAATTGAAATCAGTGGCGGCGTGGACCTTTTGGACGCGCTGAAAAAGGCCGCAGTCCAGGCTGCGGACCGTGACGAAACCGTGTCGTTTGCCTTCAATGGAATGGACCACGAGGTGATGCCCGGTGAGGATCACGAGTCGGCCAAGGCGCGGGCTGAGAAACGCGTAGGCCATAAACTGCTCACGCGGGACGAAGCCGCCGAACGTGCTAAGGCGGACCTCGAACAGCAGCGGGCGGAGTCCGACGCGGCAATCGCCCAGGCTGGCGTGCTCACCGAGAAGGAGATGCGCGAGGCCAAGGTCCCTCGGCTGGACACGGAGGAGGAGTTGCTGAAATACATCCACGGCCTTGTTGATCGACCGCAAGACTACGGGACGTGCGTTTACGCCATGAGCATGGCCGCAACCGCAGCGTTCAACTACGCGGCTCGAAAACTGGGAGTGACGGGATTCCAGGCGTCGTGTGCGGACATGGATATCATACGTCGCACCCGCCACCTGAAACACGGATACCGACTGGTTGATTACAATGACGTGCTTTATCCCCAGTTCTGGGATGAGGAAAGGAGGCCGATGTTCCAGGCGCTCATTCGTGAACCCGAGAGTAGGAAACGGTTTGCGCTGGAGGCGCAAAAACTGATTGACGAGTCGCGTAGTCCAGCGCCCGCGGTGCTGGAACACTGGAAGACGCTCGCGGCCGGTGCGGTGGATGGGTTAATGACATGACCCGCAACATCATAATGCTGATTGTGGCCGCGGTGATCGGCCTGCTGGTTTTCGGTGGCGTGTCGAAGTACTTCGACAGCCGGACGATCGCAGACCTCCGGGAACGGGAAACCGCGCAGCAACTTACTGCCCGGGTGAGCGACGAACGGCAAGCCGTGCTGATGGCTCAACTCGCAGCCGACTCCATCGCCCGCGACTCCCTCGAGCAACTGAACACAGTGCTCCTCCAACGGGCGCGAACGCGAACCGTGCGGATCGTCCAGGTGCGGGACTCTACGCGAGCGACCATCGAGGAAGACACGTTGAGCGCCGGCCTCCGCAACCTCCTAACCCTTGAGCGAAACGTGGCCGAGTCCTTCCGTGTTGAACGCGACCTTGAGCGAGGGTTGAGAGAGAGCGCCGGGCGGCAGATCGCCCAGCTCCTCGAGCGTCAACGTGCGCTCCGTATCCTACTCTTGGATGTGACGGCCCAGCGGGATAGTGCGTTGGCACTGAGTAGTGACGCGATCGCCGCAGCGAGTCCCAACTTCTTCCGGGATCTGTTCAAGGACATCCCACGGAAACTCGCGTGTGCTGGTGCAGGTGCGGTAGTCGCAGAGATCAACAACGGCAAGGCACTCACGGGGGCAGCGGTTGCGCTCGTGATATGCTTGGCGGGAGAGGCGCTGTTTTGATGAATAAACTTGGCCATAAAATCGATGTGCCTAATTATGTATGGGCACGTATCGACCGCGACGGTACGCAATGGTTGAATCTTGAAGGCCGCGGCTGGACGCGCGTCACGGAGATTCTACTCAAACTCGATGAAGCATTAAAGCCCACGGCGGCGATAATCTGGGCGGTGTCTATGAGTGCGGCGGCATTGACGGGCGTACTGGGGTTGCTGGTGCTCCGGTTGTTCGGATGAGCGGCCTACCTCACGGACTCGAGGCATCGCCCCACGGTGACGCCCTACTCAAACCCGGCAAGGACTACGAGCTGCGGGGGAGTGAGATCGTGGAGAGCGCAACGCAGCGCGCGATGGCCGGCCCGGAGATCCCGCACAACGAGGCGGGCGTTCCCATTATTCCCGACAGCGCCACCGCAGACAACTGCACCAATCCTGCGGGCAGAAACAACTGCGCTTGTTGCGGAGAAGGTTGCGGGTACTGGCGACGGAGGGTAGTGAATTTGTTACGAGAAGGCTTGAGAGAACCTGCCACCGCAGACGCGCCCCCAGAGGTAACAGAGGAAATGGTGGAAGACTTGGGTGAGAGCACTGTGGTTGCTGGTGGTCGTTGCTACCAACTCGGTACGCATCCCGGTTCGGCTGATGTCCACATTCGTAAGGGCTACATGATTCTGCGCTGTGAGGCGGAACATGTCGTGGGGAACAAGGATGGTGCTATCACGTTCGGCCTCAACGGTGACGACATCGCAAGGCTATTGGAAGTTCTCGCGCGGTCTGGAAACTGCGCCGCCCTTACGGCCCGGACGGAGGGGAAATGAAATACAAACGGCTACGAACCTGGCTCGCTGAACGAATCATCAGGTGGTTGCTGATCCCCGTTGTGGGTCGCGGTGTGCAAGTGCAGCGACAAGATAGTATGTCGGGCGGGCTTCACCACGCACCGCTATGTGGGGCGAACCACTATCACCATACGAGGCCGATCACCTCTGCCTGTACGTGTGGAGCGGAAGCTAACCATCTCCCGTTTATCCACGCAGCCCAGAAAGAGGGATGAGATGGTGGATAGCGACTTTCTGACGAACGACGAACTAATTGGTAAACGTCCCGACGCTGCGTCCCCAAAGGAGACGTTACACGAAGCAGCCAAGGGTGTACTAGCTGAGATGGATAAGGTCAACAAGGCCAGCGTTACGGAGGCGGACCTCGACCGCTGGTATGAACGTCTCGAAGATGCCATTGAGGCTGCGGCCCCAAAAGAGGAGACGCGACCCAGGCAGAAGACTGGTTCCTGCGATCGTTGCGGTGGTGGTGGCTACCTAACGATTACATCACCCCGTTGTCCCGATTGTAACCAGGGGACTGAGCAGCCCCAGCCCGATCGGCGTCTCGCAAAGGCGGCACGATACCTTCTTGTCCATGCTGACGATGCGGGAATTGACGAGGATGCGCGGGAGAATTTGCGGCGTATACTGGCGGTGGTAGATGCGCCCCCAAAGGAGGTGCTACAGGGAATCGAAGAAGCCGTAAGGGGAGAAGGTAGATACTTAAACGATGACGAACTGGAGGTGATGCCCAATGCACACGCCGACGATAACGTCGCCCTTGCCGCCGGACATTTAGACGGGGCTCCTAGTGAGCCCCTACCCTTAGACGCCGCGCCCGTAGCGCCGAGTGATGAAGCCAAGCTCGCATTCATCAAAGCACACACAGCCGTTATGCCTGAGTGGGAAGTAACCAATAGACGGGAAAAAGCACTGGATGCTGGGCTGCGTGCGTACGACGCCGTTAATGCCCACCCTCGGCTCACCATTGAGGACGCGCCAGGAGGACCGTACCAGATGGATGCGGTGGACGACATCCCACCGGAACTCAAAGAGAAGATTGGACGGGCTGTGGCCGAAGAAGTCGCACGACAGGCTGCGCTAGGCGTAGTGGACCACTTCAAATTGTGGCGAGCCGGACTAGCGCCCTGCCGTGAAAAGCTCAACCAACTTGCCAACGGAGAGAAAAATGCCTGAGATCGAACTAACCGACCATGACGCTCTGTTTTCAAAGTTGGTCATGGAGATCGAGCACGAAAAAGCGACTCGAATCAAGTACCAGGACATCGTTTATGCCGTTTGCAATCTTGTGGACAAGGCTCGCGACGACCATAGGGCGGCTCGCTGTACCATCGCAGATGTTGTGGAGCGGCTTCGTGGTTTGATCGAGGACGCGCCAGAATGTCCAGTGTGTGTCAGCGTGCGGATGGAGCTTGGAGGACATCCTGATAGCAAACTTGACGGTGAAGAAGGTTTGGCGGCGGCAACGATGCGGGAGATGTGTCGGCTCACCATCGAGGACGCGGAGTGGGAGAAGATCTTTGACTTGTACCATGACGCTATCCAACGAGGCACAAAGTTGTGGCAGGAGGCGACGGGCAGGGTTGAGGTATTGCCCGACACCGCCGAACTCGTTGCATGGTTACTCGATCTAGTTCACCGTGCTGAGGAGGGTGGATAATGGCTAGGTGTCCGGCGTGTGACAAGGAGGTCTGCCAGTCCGAGCAGTATAAAGGCTGGTGCCGCGAATGTGTTGGGAAAGTGCAAGAACTAGCGGTCGCCCTTACGGCCCGGAAGGAGGGGTGAGAGAGACCGATGGCTCATAGTAGAAAGATTAAAGCTCCGCTCTGCGACTGCGGTAAGAAGGCCACGGTAGAAGTCTACAGTTGCCGCAACGAGCGGTACGGGCCGAAGTGCTCGTCGTGTGGAGCCCGGTTGGTAAAGTCTCTGAACGCCGAGGAATCATGGGCCGCACCCACTACGGGAGAGGGAGAGACGGGTGGCTGAGTTTCTCGCCCTCGTCGACTGGTTCTACTGGCTGCTCTTCTTCATTGCCGCAGCAACAGGTGGAGCGATCATTGGGGCGTTCTATACCCACTGGACTCACCGGGATGAGAGCGACGTGGAAGGGGAGCCGTGATCGACGTTCTGCTGTCTCACCCGCTCCCGGGCGGTAACGCAAGCCGGAGGGCGGCGCTGTGAAACCGTACTACGATGTCGACGGCATCACGATCTATCACGGGGACTGCCGGGAGATATTGCCGCAGCTGGAGCCGGTTGACTCCGTCATCACCGATCCTGTGTGGCCAAACGCGGCACCCGATCTACGTGGGTGGAAGGACCCCGCGGGGCTCTTTGGTGAGATGCTAGAGACGCTTTCGGGGGCGACTCGGCTCGCCGTTCAGTTGGGGTGTGACAGTGACCCACGATTTCTTGCAGCCATTCCTGCGACGTGGCGGTTCTTTCGTGTCTGCTGGCTCGAATACGTCAGGCCGCATTACAAGGGTGCGCTGCTGTATACGGGCGACGTTGCCTACCTGTACGGCAAGCCTCAACCGTCGTGGGCCAGTGCCCGCGTCATCCCTGGTCGCATGATCCTCACGGCCAACGATTTCAGCACGGCCAAGACGAACGGCCACCCGACGCCACGGCAACTCCAGCACGTTCGCTGGCTGGTGAAATGGTGGGGAGGTCCCACCGTACTCGACCCATTCGCCGGGTCCGGGACGACGCTTGTGGCAGCAAAAGATCACGGCTGCCGTGCCATCGGCATCGAAATCGTGGAAGCCTACTGTGAGATCGCAGCGCAACGTCTCGCTCAGACCGTCATGGAGTTGAGGCCGTGAGGCGGGCGCTGGAGGTGGCGGCATGACCTGGGAAGTGATCCACGGGGACTGCCTAGACGTGATGCGTGGCATGGAGGATGCAAGCGTGGACGCCGTTGTTTGTGACCCGCCGTATGCGTTGGTCGGTGCATCAAGAAACGGGAGTGCCCAACCTGGAGACCTGTCCACTCCTTACGGACGTAGCGGGCCGAGTAAAGCCCGGCGGGGGTTTATGGGCAAAGAGTGGGACGGTCAGGTTCCCGGTGTGCCGTTTTGGCAAGCGGCGTTGCGTGTGGCGAAGCCCGGCGCGCACCTCTTGGCCTTCGGAGGCACCCGCACCCATCACCGATTGATGTGCGCCATCGAGGATGCGGGTTGGGAGATACGGGACTGTGTGATGTGGGTCTATGGGTCAGGATTCCCGAAGTCGCTTGATGTGGGGAAGGCGATCGATAAAGCAGCGGGGGTGGAGCGTGAGGTGATAGCAGAAGCTCAGGACAGCGCGAACCGACGAGTCGGATCGTTTCAGCAGGAAAATGGCAAACCACACGGTATGGTCGGCAACAGTGAGGGCCAGCGTTACATCACCGCCCCCGCCACCGGCGCCGCCAAACAGTGGGGCGGTTGGGGCACAGCCCTCAAGCCTGCATGGGAGCCCATCATTCTCGCCCGCAAGCCTCTCATGGGAACGGTGGCGGCGAACGTACAGAAGCACGGAACGGCTGGGCTGAATATCGACGGGTGCCGAGTGACAACAGACGAAGACCTTGGCGGTGGCGCATACGCGAAGACCGGAGGCCGCGCCGACCTTCCCGGCGCAGAGCGATCCGACGCGGCAGCGGGGATGATGGCACCGGGAAAGACGACTGGCCGTGATTTTGAGCAACCCGTGGGTCGCTGGCCCGCCAACGTAGTACACGACGGGAGCGAGGAAGTGGTGGGGATGTTCCCTCAGACGGTGAGCGGGACGATGAGAGCGGGGACTCGACGGGCAGCACAGAATGAACCCGGCAGTGTTTGTTATGGAACTTATGGAGGCAACGCAGCCGACGCCGACACCTATGGGGACTCCGGTTCCGCCGCCCGCTTCTTCTACTGCGCCAAGGCGAGCCGCTCGGAACGTGGCGAGGACAACAACCATCCCACAGTGAAGCCTGTCGCTCTCATGCGCTGGCTGTGTCGCCTTATCACTCCGCCCGATGGGTTGATCCTCGACCCCTTCTGCGGTTCGGGCTCGACGGGTGTTGCTGCGAGTCTTGAGGGTTTCCGATTTATCGGCATTGACGTCGACGCAGGATATTGCGAGATCGCCCGCCAGCGGATTGCCAGCGCTAAGGAACAAACTGACTTGTTTACCGGCTCCGGCCGCACAGCACCAGAACCCGAGACATTCGACCGGGAAAGCGCATGACCGACTCTCGCACCCCCTCCGACCTAGATATGGTACGAATGATTTTTGCGGCCCGCCAGAGGCGGGAAGGAGTGACGGTATGAAAACAACGTTTGAAATCGCCACGGATTTTGTCTCGATCTCCTGTGGGGGATGTGGCGTGCCGTATGCGATCTCTGACGGCTTCTATCGGGCGCGCCGGGCAGACCACAAGGATTTCTACTGTCCGAACGGCTGCTGTCGCAGATGGATGATCGAGTCCAAAGAGGAGCGGTTACGGCGTGAACTCAACGAATCGAATCATCGCAACATCTCCCTACGCAACAACCTGGAGACGACACGCCGCAGCCGTGCGGCGCTCAAAGGCCAAGTGACCAAGATCAAGCGTCGAGTCAGCAAGGGTATCTGTCCGTGCTGCCGACGCAACTTCGCCAACCTCAAACGTCACATGGAAGGCCAACACCCTGACTGGAGTGAAGAGTGACGACAGCAACACAACAAGAGAGCCGTGCGGCGATCACCCACCGCGACTTCCAACGCCGGGGCGCCTCGAAAGGCCAGCGTGCAGCCCTACGCGGTATGTGGGGCAAACCCCATTCAGACCACGGGATCAACGTCACCGTCAACATGGAACTGCCGGAAGCCCGATCGAATGGGAAACGGTGGTGCGAACGGTGCGAGAAAACCGCCCGGCTCATGCATTTCATTGGGAGACGTTGGTTCCGATGCTGTGGGTGGGTAGCATGAGAGGCGGTGCTGCAAACGTCTTGAAAGGCAAGGCCACCGAGCGAGCGGTCGCCAAGTTTTACAGGTTAATCGGTCGTTGCGTGGTGTATGAGAACTCAGACCCGGGACAACGGAAGGGGAAAAACCAACGTCGTGGCACCCCAGGCCGGACCCCGGGACTTCCTGATATGATGGTCTACCATCCACCAACGGCTTTGGCTTTTTGGCATGAGGCAAAGGCAGGACGTGGACGGCTGACGCCCGCGCAGCGTGAGCACAAACACTTCGCCGGATCTTGCGGCCTTCCGGTTGTGGTCGGTGACGTGGAGATAGCGGGTAACTACTTGACGTCTCAGGGGATTGCGAGACAGGTCGAGGGGGTGTGGGAGTACATTGGCCCGAAAGAGAGGGAGTGATGCGACTGCGTATTGGAAGGTTCTGGGACGGCAATTACAGTTGGTGGGGCGTTCATCTCGGTTGCTGGTTCGTTGGCATCATGCGCCTCAATTTCCTCGAAACCCAACGGGACACCCCCTCACCGGGAGACTAGAGATGGAACGGAGAACCTACCCGAGCTGGCTACGGGAATTCGCCGCATGCCTGTTGGGCTACTTCTGGCTCCCATGCCCGCTGTGCGGTAAGATGTTCGCTGGCTTCGAATGCGGCAAGCGCAGCCTTCCTCGCGCCGATATGCCCGGCCACGGTCGGATTTGTTGTAAATGGTGCGGCTGAAACGTTGAGAACGGCAGAGTATCTACACTACTTTGGAGGTGAGAAAATGGAGTTAGACCAGAGAGCGATGTGCCCGAAACACGGTATAGCTCACGGTGTTTGCGTGGACCCAGTGCCTGTCGGGGCAGTCTTGGTGACGGAGAGAACGCCAATGCACAGTCACGTTCCGGACGCCGAGATCAACGACGAGTCTGATTTACAATTGGCAGACCCGCCTCCATCTTTGGCGAAGGCGATGAAAGCGATGGATGAATCGATTGCTGAGGACCTCGGGCTCACGCGGGATCTTGACGTGGAGCAACCCTGCACCGCTCCTTCTAGGTGTGTGGTTCATAACCCC